GAACGCCATCTCCCTTACGATACACTCGGGGATATACACCGCCACGCGCCCGTCGGGCTGTTTGACGGTGATTCCGAACGTCATGTCGCACGACCTCGAAAGCATCTGGATGTGCGCGCGGGAATCTTCCTTGCTCACGCCGAAAAAACGGCACACCTGCGAGAACCTGTAATATCTCCGCCCGTTGTGGTACACGCCGTTTATCTTCCCGAACCCGTCAAAGACGAACGTTTTCTGAATGACTTCTTTCTGAACTTTCTCGAACTTAATCATTTTTTATCCTCCAAAAAAAATGCGCATTAATCATCCGAGAGGGCGGACTTTCATGCGCGTAAGCAAAGAAGGGTCGTGAGTAGACTACACCCACGCCCCCGATTCTGTCAATCTTCCCGTTCCCGATTTTTTTTGATTGCCGAAAGTATCGCGTCCGACGGCGATATGTCCGTCTTATGGCAGAACGTGAGAAGGCACGCGAAAACATCCCCGATTTCGTCGACCATCGCGCGCCGCGTCTCGATTGCGGGTATCTGCGCGAAGTCCGTGTACGCCTGCATGGCTTCCACGACCTCGCCCGCGCAATGCTTGAGCGTCTCCGTCGGCGTGGGATTCCTCAAATCGCCCCGGCCGGCGCGCGCGTCCGCAAGCTCGGCGCATTCCGCCCCCAATGACTCCAAATCCAACCTGTTGGAATTCGCGATGGACGGCGCGTCCACCTTGGCGACAAACTCGGAGCGCGTCCACATGACACCGCCCCGAACGCTGTCACCGTCGAAAACCGCGCCGTTGAAGACGATGGAATCCTCGGAGCTTGCGGACGGGTCATACCACCCCGCAAACCATCCGCCATTTCTCACGACGTCCCCGCCCCGACTTATGTCCTCGCTGTACGTCCCCCGGATAAACCTCTTGTCCATATAGACCCCCTTGAAAAATACGGAATATTATCCCCGCGCCCGTCCGCCGTCAATAGCCCGATTGACATATATCCTATTGTCGTCGTCCTCGTACAGGCACGGCGTCGCCGTCACGAGCCAAACGACGCGGAAACGCGGGATTCCCGTCCCCTCCGATATTGCCTTCATGCGCGCCCCCTCGTGCGCAAGGACGTACTCGAAAACACGTTTCCGCAGCGCTTCAAGCTCCTCTTTCCTTTCCCTCGAAATCATGCCCCGTCCCCTATCGTGTATGTCGTCCCGTCGTACTCTTTGAGCGTGTCGAGCCAGTCGGGCCATTCCCACTTGTTTGCCTTGTATCTTTCCTTCAGCCGGTTCTTCGCCGTGCGGAAATTCTTCAAGTCCTCGGCGCTTGCCCGTCCCGCCTTCATCAGACGGATGACGGATGTCTGCGCCGTGACGAACGCGTCCGTGTCGATGCGTTTTGCGCGCGCCGTGTCCCTCAAAATCTGCCTGTCGTCCATATATCGCCCCCTTCGCCCCGATTATCATGGCACGATTCCATTCTGTCAACAGCCCGCGAAAGCGTCACAAGAGCATAACAAGACGCGCGCAAACATCCGCGAAAACAGCCCCGAAAAAATGCCCTATAACCGCACGTAATCGCCCGCTATTGCGTCGGAACGCGTTCCGCGCATAGTTTTACCCCCGAAACGTTTTACGGGCGTTTTTCGCCTTTTATGCGCGTTTCCCAAACTCTACAATCCCGAAAAAACGGTGCGGGAAAAATCTTTACAGGGGGGTGGCAAAATCTTTACAGGGGGGTGGCAAAATCTTTACAGGGGGGTGGCAAAATTTTGCCACAATAATATATATATAATATATTTAAAATATAGAGATATTATATATACGCGCTTCGCGCGAAAAAAAATCCCCTTCCCGTTTTCCTTTCGGAAAACAAAAAAACGCACAACAAATCAGACACGGCAAAACAAATCAAACGGCAAAACCTCCATCAAGGAAAAGAGCGCAAAAAAACAGTGCAAGCAGAACGGGGAATCGTTCCACGCAAGGGAACTTAAAGCCGCTTTTCTTTCCGAGACATGGGCGCATTTTCCCTTACGGGGGAAATCGCACGGGAAGGGAAATCTGTTTCGAGTTCCGCGCCCGCGAACTATTGACAGAAATTTTAATCAATAGTAATATACAACCATCAAAGGGATGAATCCCGAATCTTGGAGGTTTTGAGATGGACAAGATGATTGAGAACGAGAAGGGTATGAGAGCCGTGTTCCACGAGTATTTCGGGAACGCCTTGGAGCGCGTCGCATACGAGCGCGCTGTCGGGTTCGACGAGTGGGTAAAGGCGCACGGCGACGAGGGGAAAGAGTTCCTCGAGTGCTACGAAGCCCAGTATTGGGGGGCGGACGAGCTTGCCGAATGCGCGCTTCCCGTCACGCGCACGTCGTACACGCTCAAGCGCATTGAGATGTACGGCGACTACCGGTTCGTGGTTTTCCGCGGGCACGACCCGAACGACCCGAACCCGATAGCGGTTCTTTAATCCGAGACCCGCGCGTTTTTTTTTCGCGCGGGTTTTTCAAAAGGAATTGACTAAAATTTTAGTCAATAGTAATATATAAGCATGAACGGGATGAATCCCGAATCTTGGAGGTTTTTAGATGAATGAAGCGATGGCAAAGGCGCTTATAGCAGTTCAGTCGGAGATGGACAGCTTGCCGAAAAACAAGACGGGGTACGGGTACAAGTACACGGATTTTGACACGTTGGTGTCGAGCTTGAAGCCCGTCCTGAAGAAGAACGGTTTGGGGTTCTCGCAGTTGCTCAAGACGCGCGAGAACGGGCGCACGTGCATAGAGACAATCGTGTTCCATGAGTCGGGCGAGGCGTTCAGCGCGTCCGTGGATGTCCCGATAATGCAACTCGGAAAGATGACCGACGCGCAGTGTCTCGGGGCGGGAATCACGTACATGAAACGGTATGCGCTTTCCGCGGTTTTCGGGATTTCATCGGACGAGGACACGGACGGGACAATCCCGCAACAGCAACAGCACGCGGGGGCGGGAAGCTCGAACGGGTACGGGAATCAGCCCCCGCAGAACGGGAACTACGGCGGATATAGGAGGTGACGGGGATGGAAGCCGAACAGTCTGACTTCGACTTCCCGAAAGCCCGCAAGGCGTTGGTGGATTCGTTCGCCAACGCCGTGGCGGTTCGGTTCGATTCCGAGGATTACGCGGAATCGCTCCGAAAAGTGGAAGCCGAGCGGGAAGAGCGGCGGAAACGCGCGAACTTTCGGGACAAAGAGTTCAAGAGGTGGTTTTTCGAGAAAATCTCGGAAAGTGTTGTTTTGATGGAGGATGAAGAAAATGAGAAACACTAATTATTGTGTCGTGGTAGGTCGCATTGCGAATGAGATGAACGAGACGAATTTCCGCAGTGTCGGAAACGGGACGCCCCTTGTGACGTTCTCGGTTGCGGTGAACGGCTCGGAGAACGTCAACGGGCAGTGGCAGGACGTCGCGAGCTTCTTCGACGTGTCGTATTTCGGGGCGGGCGCGGGCGCGTTGCGCAATTTCACGGGATTCGGGAAGGGCGCGCTTGTGTGCGTTTCGGGCGCGCTAAAGCAAAGACGTTGGAAAGATCAGAACGGGAACAACCGTTCCGCCGTGGAAATCGTAGCGACTAGCGTCGAGTTCTTGCGTGCCCCGAACAACGCCCCGCAGAACGCCCCGAACAACGGATACCCGCAGAACAACGGCGGGTACAACGCCCCGAACAACGGCGGGAATCAGCCCCCGCAGAACGGGACAACCCCGCAACAGTACACGGGCTACGGGAATCAGCAACCACCGCAGAACAACGGGTACAACGCGAACCCGAACAACGGGCAAAGCATAGCAACAGACGATGGCGAACGGGTACGGGAACTATAATGATATTCCGTGCTAAGGAGCGGTTATGACAGTCGAGCTTAATGAGTTGACGGTATCGGACTTGCAGGAACTGATACGCGACAAAAAAGAGAAACAGAGGGCAGAAAAGAAAAAGGTAAAGGGGAAGGCTTTCAGCATTTGGCTTCGCGCCGAACAGGAAGACTGGCTCGAAAACGAAGCCAAAAAGGCGGGGCTTTCCCGCTCGAAGTTCATCGAGACGAAAATTTTCCCGCCCGAATTGCAGTTGATGATTAACAGACCGAAAAAATAGGATATAATCGCCCTTGCCTGCGTGAGGGCGATTATTTTTTTTGTGGAGGTGGAAAATGGACGCGAACGACAAGAAGCTGCGGAACCTTCGCCCGTGTACGAGCGAGAACGCGAGGGAAAGACAGAAAAAAGGCGTTGCCGTGAAGAAGTTCAACGCGAAGATGCGGAAGTTCCTTTCCGAGATATATGCGGATATTCTTGCGAAGAAATTCAGCGTGGAGGAAGACGGGGAAAAGACGGGCGAGGAAATCATCGTCGACATGATAATCAAAATCATCATGCGGGGCGACGGCGCGTCCGTGTCCATGATACGCGAGATGCGCGAAGCGATGGAGGGCAGAAAAATCGACTTGGTGGGGACGATTTCCTCGAAGATGGAGAGCACCGAGGAGCGCATAAAGGCGTTCGAGAAACTGATGGGCGACGGAAAAAAACTTGTTGACAATTCAGAAAAAAATATTTAATATTATTGACAAGTGAAGGTGAATATATATGATTGATATTAATGGACTGACGGTGTCGGACATACAAAAAATGATACATGACGAACAGGGGATTGTCATGTCGCAGAATGACATAAGGCTAAGGCTGTACAAGTTCAAGACGCTCGAAGAAGTCATAAAGACGCCCCCGCATCAGAGGAAGATGTACAAGTATCACGGGCGCGTCGTGTCGCGTGCGGAAATCGTGCGCCTTTCGGGGATGTCCGATACTGCGGTGATGAATCGGCTGAATAAAGGCATGTCGGTCGAGGAGGTGATAGAGACGCCGAAACGGGAGTGTTCAAGGGAGTATCTCCCCGTGACACTGCCTCTTGACTTGTTGGAAAAGGCTAGGACGTACGCGAAGGCGCGCGGGATGTCGCTGTCGTCTCTTTTCGAGTCGCTTTTGAATGACTTGCTTTCGGGCAAGGGGAAAGAAGATGAAACAGGTAAACAGTAACACGTATGTGACGTTGCAGCCGTGGGTTTCGCGGGAACTGAAAATCAAGGGCGCGAAGTATCTTGTGTACTGTGTCGTCCTCGGATTCACGCAGTTTTCGGAGCGCGGGTTTGACGGCTCGTCGGTGTACCTTTCCGACGTGTTGGGGATAAGCAGGCCGACGGCGCGGACGGCGCTTGCCGACTTGGTGACGGCGGGCTTCGTGAAAAAGATATTCATCGACTCGTCGTGCGGGTATGACAGATACGCATACCGCGCGATGATAACGCATGCGACGCACCCATACGAGGACGACGTCCCCGACAACGACCCGCCCGATGATGACGGCGGGAACGGCGGGAACGGCGGGAACGATGATGTGGACGATTCGCCGAAAAGCCCCGCGAAGGACACGCCCGCGAGGAATCCCGCGAAAAGCCCCGCGCCCGCCCCGCGTTCGGGAACAAAGAACGCGTACGGAAAGTCCAAGAACGTGTTTCTTTCCGACGACGAGCTTGCGCTCGTGTGCGGGAAGTTCGGGAACGAGACGCCCGCGATACTCGACTACTACAGCGAGAAGAAAAAATCATATTCCATCAAGAACGACTACCTTGCCCTTACGACATGGAATTTCGATTCCGTCTTGAGCAACATCCGCAAGAACTCACACGAGGAAAAGCTCCGTTTCGCGTCGCGCGGGAACGTGCGCCTTACCGCGTCCGAGGAAATGGAGCTTCGCGAGATATACCGCAATCCCGCGGAATTCTACCTTGCCGTGTCCTGCCTTTCGGCGTGGAAGACGCGCAAGGGAAAGGGCGAGGGGTACAACGATTTCCGCGCGCTGAACATCGGCGGATGGGTACATGAGGAATGGGCGCGCACGGCGGGAAACCTTGACGACGACTACTGTCTCGACTCAATCGGGATGACCGACGGGAATTTCCGTGCCGTCGCGGAAAAGAACCGCGCGAAGAAGCCGAAAGCTGAATTGCCCGCGGACTACTTCGACAATGTGTCCGAGTGGGTGCTTATGGACGAGGAGGAGCGCGAAAGCCTTGCCAAGGAAGGCGACGCCCCGAAAAAAGGCGAGAAGACCTATTCGATGGCGGATTTGGCAAAATTCATCGACGAGATGAAGGCGAAGCGGGAAGAGAAGGCGGAAAAGCAGCGGGAAGAAGCCATGAGCGCGGAAAGCAAGGCGATGGAGCTCCGGCGGATTGCCGAGGAAGCGTTCCGCAATGCGGGCGTTGCCGTAGGGGTATGACAGATACAAGCGGAATATCTAAGGAGGATGAGAAGATGAAGAATGAAATCACACTGTTTGACAATGAGGTTGTCGGAACCGACGAGGAGAAATTCACAACAAGACAGCTTGCAGAACAGTTGGGCATGGACGTGAAGACCGTCCGCGAAAACGGGAAAAAGTGCTTCCCGAACAAAGTTTTCGAGAACGGGAAAACGACATATTGGACGAAGCCGGAAGCGGCCGCGCTTGTCGAGTACATGAAAGAGCATAACAACCGCACCGATTTGACCTGTACAACCGTTGTACAGGCTACGACTACCGAACTGACGCCCGCCCTCAAGATAAAAAAGGCGATGGAACTCATGCGCGAGGGATACGAGGAAGAACTCGCAATCCTCCGAGAAAAGAACGAAGCGCAGAGGGCAAAGTTGGAGGAACAGGCGCCGAAAGTGGAGGTGTTCGACAGGATTGCGGATTCGTCGGGGCTGAAATCGATGCAGGAAGTTGCGAAAATCCTCAAAATCGGCGTCAACACGCTTTTCGCGCTTCTCCGTGACGCGGGAATCTTCTACCGTTCCAACGGCGTGAACGTCCCGCACGACGAGCATATACGGCGCGGGCGATTCGAGGTGAAGGAAGAGCCGTTCATGCGTGACGGGAAGCCGTGCACGTATACGCGGATTTTCGTCACCGAGAAGGGGCTTGTGTGGCTTGCAGAAAAATTTGTTGACAATTCAGAAAATAAGATTTAGTATTCCTTGCTAAGGAGGGTCATATGACAAAATATGAAACGCTGATGAGTCTAAGCGATTTGGCGGTCATCAAGGCGCGCGGGTTTGCGCAGGTTGGGGAATCCGATATGGCGAGGTATTGGAACAACGTTGCGCACACGTACAGGGCGCGGGCGCTTGCGTTGAGATGTGCGGACGCGAAGGAGGTGAAACAATGAAAATTGAAATGCACTACCCCGCGAAAGGCGACCTGCCGGAACTGTCCGGCGAAATGCACGCGGAAAGAAAACCCGTCCTCGCCTACACGAAAAGTCTCGGATGGACGCAGGCGATTCGGCGTCGCGTGGGGAAAAAGAAATTCGAGTGGGTGTGTTCCGACTACGACGGAAACACGCTCTTCTTCGACGATGAAATCATAGCATGGACGGAGCTTCCGGAACCGACAGAAGCATAGGGCAATTCTTGAAGGAGGCGGAAAAATGACATTTGATGAGCAGGACAAGCCGAATGTTTTTCAGCAGTTCTGTAAAAAGGAACTCCCCGAAGATATTCAGCGTCGCGTGAAACGCGCGGCGGAATACGGCAAAAGCAATGCGGAATATTTTTTCCGTGCGGGCTTTTTTCTTGCGCATGAGTTGGAAGAAGCCAAAAAAAACAATCAAGATGGAGGAAAACGCTGAATCCTCGTAGACGAGGTTCCGCCCCGCGAATTGTGGTGGGGCGGGTAATTTTTGAAAACCGTGGCTGAATAAAGAGCAAGCAGATAAATCCACATATACGGATTCGTTCGCGTATGTGGTGGCGTGACGGAGTTCGATTTTCTGTTGTCAGACAGAATCACAAAAATCAAATCGATGAATGATATGTTCCATCTTGAAGAAAGCGCGTACATCTCATTCAGCGGGGGGAAGGATTCGACGGTGCTTTCCGCGCTTGTCGATATGGCAATCCCGAACAACAGAATCCCGCGGGTATACATCAACACGGGGATTGATTATCGGGCGGTGGTGTCTTTCGTGGAGGAATTCGGGGCGCGTGATTCCCGCTTGAGGATTATCCGCCCCGAAAAGGACATTCTGCGGATGTTGCGCGAAAACGGGTTCCCGTTCAAAAGCAAGGAGCATTCGCAGAAAGTCGCACTGTTCCAACGGAGCGGGAAGACAAAGACAATCCGCGATTATCTCGGGGAGGGCGAAAAGAAGACGTTCCTTTGCCCCGAAAAATTGCGGTACAATTTCACGCCGTCGTTTCCGCTGAAAGTCTCGGATTCGTGTTGCCATGAGTTGAAAAAGAAGCCCGCGGAAAAGTGGATGCACGAGAACGGGCGGTCGGTGACGATAACGGGAATCAGACACGACGAGGGCGGATTAAGAAAAAGCGTCGCGGGGTGCGCCGTCTTTTCGGACGAATCGTGCAAGACGCTGAAAAAGTTCCATCCGCTTTTGCCTTGCCCGTCGTGGTGGGTGGACGAGTTCGTCGGGCGGTTCGGCGTCAAGTTGTGCGCGTTGTATTCCGCGCCGTACAACTTCAAGCGGACGGGGTGCAAGGGGTGTCCCTTCGCGCTCGACTTACAGCAACAGCTCGACACGATGGCACGGCTCATGCCGGCCGAGAAAAAGCAGTGCGAGATGATATGGGCGCCCGTGTACGCGGAATACCGGCGGATAGGGTATCGTCTCGACGGGTTTGCGGGCGGGTTGTTCTGATTCCATTCCCGCCCTTTGATTTTTTCATCGGGCGGGTTTATACTTTGCAAAAAAAACGGAGGTGAAGACATGGAAGATGTGGAGAATTTCGGCGAGAAGTTGGACGCGATGAAGACGGGCGATTCCCTTTTTGTTGCGCGTCTCGGATGGGTGTTTCGTGTCCCGAACGGGTTTATCTATCAGACGGAGGGCGTTTTCGTCCCCGATTCCCCGAAAAAGGCTGTCGTCGTCGAGACGAAGGACGTGAAAGCCGATGAAGTCGAGACGAAGGACGTGAAGAAAAAGGCGAGGAAATGACGTCGACCGCAAAGGCAAAGGCAAAATTCAGAAAAACGGCGAAGTGGAAGCGATTCCGCGCGTTGATGAAGAAGCTCTCGGAGGGGAAGGACGCGGTGACGCGTTCGCCTTTGCGGGGCGGGTTCCAGTTGCATCACATGGACTTGTGCCCCGAAAACTACGAGAATCTTGTCGTCGAGAACTTTTGTGCGTGCAACAGGAAGACACACGAGCTGATACATTTCCTTTTCCGCTACTACCAAAAGGACGCGGGGGTAATCGGACGGCTTGAAGAAATCATGAAAAAAATGGGGGAACTGAATGGATAAGATGAAATTCGGCGTTATCGGATACCAACGGGAAAAGGACTACTTGCCGAAAGTACGGGTGACCGAAATCGTGTATCGCGCGGGCGTCCTTGCCGTCACGGATTCACGCATGGAGGACGAGGACGCGACGAAGACGATACAGGCGCGGGCGCTTGAGAAGTACGGCGACATCGAACAGGCGGACATCGTGCTTGTCATCGAGACGCCCCTTTTCGGGACGATATGGAGGTACACGCATACCGCGCCGATATGGCACAAGCACGGGACGACGGGAGGGTTCTCGTTGTGAAACAGAACGACAACAGGCTCAATTCAAAAATCAATCGGCTCGGCTGCTTTTTTATTGCTTGCTCGCTTTGCGCCGAACGTGCGTTGCATGTGACTTACGACGCGGACACAATCAATCGGACGTGGGACGAGGCTGTCAAGGGCGGGCTTATCGACAAAAACGACAACGTGACGAATTCCGCGGGAATCATGAATCTTTTCGTGGATAAGGCGAACCGCGACGGGCGTTTTTACGAGGTCGGGCTTATCAAGGGCGGGAAAACGGAGTTTTATCCGTCGGTCTCGCCGAAATTCCGCGCGGGTGATTTTTTCATCCAAAAGATTGTACAGGGCGGGGCAAGCGTGACGCATTTCCGCGTCGTGGACAAAGATGAAAGGCTTGTCGAAGACCCGCACGACCCGCCGATTAAGCCGATTAAGGTGCTTTACACGATTGTGTATCGTTTTGTCAGTTGATAAAAACGGGGCGGGCGTTTATATTTGTGCGTGAGGTTGAAAAATGGACGTATTACAGCGCATAAATGCAATCCTTTCGCGGAAATGGACGCAAGCCCCGAACAGGGCAAGCTATGACATGCTCGGGTATTACGGGCGAAGTCCACGGCTTGATTCGGTGCGGGCGCTTGCACAGCATTGCGCGGGCGTCCCGCTCAATGCATACAAGGCGGACGAGTACCGCACGGATGGGAAAAACGCGCCCGCCGTCGATTCCGCCTTCTTGAAAATCATGGAAAAGCCCTGTCCGACCTTTCCCGAGATTGACGGATACAGTCTCCGATACATGACCTTCGCGTGCAAGGCGCTGACGGGCGAATTCGGGTGGCTGAAAGTCCGCGACGAGGACGGGGCAATCGTATCGCTTCTCCCTATCCCGAAAGCATGGATTCTTGAGGTTCCCACGGCGGGAAAGCATTACTTTTCGATTATGCCGTACGGTGCTACGGGCGGGTCTGTCATTACCGTTTACCCGCCCGATTTCGTCTGGTTCAAGGACTTCGACCTTGCCGACCCTTACGGGCGCGGGCGTGGCGTGGCGGAATCAATCGGGGACGAAATCGAAGCCGACGAGCTTGCAAGCAAGTTCCAAAAAAATTACTTCTACAACGACGCGACCCCGCCATATGTCGTGACGGGCTTCAACGGCAACGAGGCGGGCGCGGAAAAGGTCAAGCAGAACCTCATGCAGAAATTGGCGGGATACATCAACGCCCGAAAGCCCGCTGTCCTCACGGGGAACATGGACATCAAGACGCTCGCCGTTTCCCCGCGTGAGATGGACATGGTAGAATCCCGCCGTTACCTTCGCGACGAATGTCTCCATCATTTCCGCATTCCGCCCGAAATCATGGGAATCGTCGAGAACTCGAACCGAGCGACGATTGATTCCGCCTTTTACCTTTTCGGGAAGAACGTCCTCAAGCCCGAATTGGAGTGGTTCGAGCGGACGGTGAACAAACAGCTGATGAACGAATCCGACGGGCTCGAAGTACATCATATCTTCGACGTCGCAGAGGACATTGACCTCAAATTGAGGATATATCAGTTTGGCGTGCAGAACGGGATTATCACGACGGAACAGTATTGCAACGCCTTCGACATCCCCATCGCGACGGAGGGACATCTTATCGTCCCGATGGGGTCGACGCGCGTGAGCGTATCGGACACGGACACAGGACGCGAAGAAGGCGAAAACAATGAAGAAGTGCTCGTGCTTGACGACGGCGAAGCCCCGAAAGGCGTGAAATTCCGCAACATCGCGCGGAAAGACGGGATTGTCTATACGGATTTTGAGAAAAAGGCGTGGAAGGCGTTCGACGACGGCGCGAAAAACACGGAAAAAGGATATATCGAGGATTGCAAGACAATCGCCAAAAAGCAGCAGGACGCGGTTTTCTCGGCAATCGACAAGGCGATAGAGGACGGGAAAAGCGTGGATTCCGCCGTCGCGCTCGTATTCGGCAAGGAAGCCGACGAAGCCGTGAAAAGGACGCTCGCGAAAAGTTGGATGAAGTCGATGGAAACGGGGCGCACGAACGCGCGGGACGTCCTCGACGGGATGAAGTCTTTCATCATCGACGACGTGTATATCACCAATGAGATGTTCTCGCGGTGGATTGAGCGGAACGGGCTTGCGAAGGCGAAGGAAATCAACGAGACGACGAAAAAGGAACTCTTGAAGAAGCTCCGCGAAGTCCTTGCCGAATCTATCGACGACGGCGATTCGCCCGCAGTCATGGCGGACAAACTCAAGAAGGCTTCGGGCGAGGTTTTCGGCGTGTTGTCCGATACCCGCGCGAAGCTGATAGCGCGAACGGAATCCGCGACAAGCGTCAACTACGGGCAGTGCGCCACATACAGCGCGAACGGAATCCGCGAAAAGCGGTGGGTTGCGACGCTCGACAATCGGACGCGCATGGAACATCTCTACATGCACGGCGTCCAAGTCCCGATGGATTCCGCGTTTTCCGTCCCGCGCCTTGACGGCGGGGAAGACGTTATGCAGTATCCCGCCGACCCGACGGGAAGCGCTGAAAATGTATGCAATTGCCGGTGTACTGTTGTACCCGTTAAGGAGTAGAAAATGAATAAAAAGACATTGACCGTAACGAAACTTGATGAACTCAAGGACAGGACAATCCGTTTTGTCATCTCGACCAACGACCTCGACAGGGACGGGGACATACTCGACCCGAAAGGGTGCGACATCGAGAACTTCATGAAAAACCCCGTGTTTCTCCCCTTCCACGATTACGACAAATTCCCGCTCGGAAAAGTCGTCGGAATCGAGAAGGGCGACGACGGAATCCGCGCGGACGTGTATTTCCCGACCGTCGAGGAACTGTCCACCGATGCGGGGAACGCAAGCGAGCATGCAAAGACAGTCGATTTCGCGTACCACTGCTACAAGATGGGTATGCTTTCCGCCGTCTCGGTGGGATTCTACACGCGAAAGCGCACGGACAACGTAATCACGGAATGGGAGCTTTTGGAATTTTCCGCCGTGTCCCTTCCCGCGAATCAGAACGCGCTTGTCGAGGCGGTGAAGTCTCTCGGAATGTCGCTCAAAAGCGACGACACGCCGCCCGAACCGCCCGCGCCCGCCGAGCCGGAGCGCCCGAACGTCATGAAGGCTTGCCGTGACAAGGTGCGCAAAATCATTGATATGCTCAATGAGCTTTCCGACGACCTCGAAGCGGGCGAAGGCTTGCCGAACGGAAGCGACGGCGAAGCCCCGAAAGAGGACGAAGTCCTTATCATCGAGGATTGACAGCCCCGAAAAGAAAAGGTAAGATTCATCCGTCTATCATCAAGAGACCTTCAAAAGATTTACCCCCGCGAAACTTGCCCGTCCGCGGGGGTTTTCTTTTTTTGAATCAGTTCGGCATTTTTTGTACGGGGTCGGGGTTAGTTCATCTTGATGATGTATTCGCGGAATTCTTTTTCCGTCCATTTCACGGTTCCGCAGCATTCCCCCGAATCGTCGAACAACGAGCCGTGAAACACTTTGAAGTCGTCACCACCGAAAATCCCCAAATCGTCGGCGGTCTGATACCTTCCCGCGAAGTATCCGCGGAACTCTGTATCCTCTCCATCAACAGGAATCGAGAACTTGCATGTTCCCGAAACAAACACAAACGGGTATTTATTCATTTTTATCCCTCTCCTTCTCAATTTCCGCTTCAATTCCGAGTTCGGTAAGCTCAAATTTGAACTTCCCGATTTTGTGCCCGATATATTTTGGCAATTTCGCGGTCTCGTAGAACTGTAGCGCCGCCGAAATCGTGGAGAACTTGACCTCGTAGTAAGTCCACCCGCGCTTGCCCCAATGCCCGCCGTATGCCACGAAGAAGGACTCGCTCACGCTTCCACCCATATTCCCGCCTTGTCGTTCCATTCGACCTCCACGACCTCGCCCAAATCGACCGCGTTCACGAAATCGCCGTCCTCGTCGTGATACCACCACCCGTCGTAGTCGTCTACGCTTCCCGTCGCAAGGTTCATGTACATCTTTTTCATTTTGCTTCCTCCTCAATTAGATGTTTTCAAGCGTGTCCCACGCCGAATACACGCACACGCCGTCACGGAACAACAGCCCCTTGCAGATTCCGTTTTTCAGTTCCGCGATGATGTAGTGATAGTGGCTTGATTCCATGCGGAATTTTGGCGATTTCACGACATCGGCGAGCGTTTTATGCGTGTTGTTCATCAAGAATATCGTTATCCAATTCGACGCGTATTCCTTCGCGAGCCCGAATCCACACATGAAACCCGTCTTTCCGAGTTCGCCGTCTTTAAGTCTTTCGATTGTCATTTTTCTTTCCCTCCAAAATCCCGCCCCATTTCGGGGCGGGGTCGTTGTCATTTCTTCAAGATTTCCTTCGCTTCTTCGTATTCTTCGACACTCGGGTAGTGCGGAACGTATCCTTCGCCGCCCTCGTTCACCACGTTGTTGAAGTTCCTCTCCCATTTCGCGCGCTCTTTGTTCGTGCGGAGCTTTCCGCCGTTGTTGATGATTTCCTCGGCTTTCTTGACGGTTGCTTCCGCCCTCTTTTTTTGCCCGTTCTTTTTTGCCTGCTCTTTTTTCGCGAAGAACTCGCGGGCTTCGTCCGTCATCACTTCGTTTCTCGTCTCTTCGATTGCCTTTTCAACCTTCTCTGCGTTTTCGGCTTTGAGTGCAATCCTCAACCCGACGTCCGCCTTTGTGAGTATTGCTTCCGCCTCCGCGGGAATCCAATTCCAAAACTTGAATGTCGCGTCTTTTTTGTGATACATCAGATTTTCGCACCTTTTCCCGTCCATGCAGAACGCGAAGTCCGTCTTAATCCAAATGTCATATTCCGCCGGAATGCCTTCCCAAGAGTCGCCCTCCGTCTTGAGCACGTTCAGTTCTGACGTGATTTCAAGTGTTGCGCCTTTTCCCAGTTCGATTGTTCTTGTTGCTTTCATGGTTCTCTCCTTGCAAGCTCGCTTGCTTGCTTATGGTTATATATTACTATTGATTAGTTTTTTAGTCAATAGTAATAATCATATTTTTTGATATTTTTTTTGTGTTGTGGTATTTTTTGTGCGGAAATGGAGACGGAAAATGGAGCTGAATGAAAATATATCGCATGAAGTGATGAACGCGCCCGCGCTGAATCTGATAATTGTCGCGGGACTTGTTGTCTTCGTTTTTTTTGCGCTTTTTGTTTTCACGAAAAAAGGCATCCTTGCCGTGCGCGGGAAAAACATCCGCGTCGGCATGAGCGAGGGCGGGACGCGGGAGCTCATACGCAAGCAGTTCGACTATGCGACGAACATCATACGGGAATTCGTGCTTATGATGGACATTGACGCGGGCGACGAAAAGACGGCGGAAATCGCGTCGGAAAAAGTCCTCGACGAAATCATGCGGTGGATTGTCCTCAATAACATCGAGGATTCCCCGATGTACATCAACGACAAGCAGATTGCGGTGTGGAACATCATACAGGACGAGGTTCGGAGCGATTATTTCAAGTCGCGTGAATTCCGCGACAAATGCGATGACAAAGTTTCCGAGGTGATAAAAAACCTCGTGGGAAAAAAACGGTACTACGAGGGGCGCGGGCTATGAGGTGCAATCATGAGACGGGCGATTTTTTCGGCAATCATCCTTTTTTTCGGATGGGGTGCTTTTGGTGCGGGTTTTTCGCGGGCGCAATCGTCGGTGTCCTTGCCTTCGTTGCCCTCGCCTTTGTTATTGACGTGGGAGCAATTGGAGCGCTTGACGCGGATACAGCAAGAGACGGAGATACAGGTCATCGGCTTGAAGAAGTCGGTGGAAGAATATCGGACGGAATCGGAGCGATTGAGGGCGGAAACAGAGAGCTTGAGACAATCCTTGAGGAAATCCGAGCGCAAAATCATCTTGTGGAAGGTGACGGCGGGAATCTTCGCGGGGACGGTGCTGATACTTGCCGTCAAAAATAAAACTTGACAAACGGCGATTTTTATCGGAGATTACGCGCGAAGCGTGACGGAAGAAACGGCATGATTCGTCGAAGGAAACGGAACAACATATAGGAGAAAAAACTATGCCAATACAGATGACAAAGGAATCACTTGAAAAACTTATCAACGACAAGGCTGATGAGAAAATCAACGCGCTCAAAGCGTCCATGAAGGGACTTGACGAGAAAGCCCTTGCGGACGCTTTCGTCGTCGCCCTCAAAAAAATCGAGGAAGAGCGGGTGAAGTCCATGAACAACAACATGGACACGTTGATTGCCTTCGAGCGCGCGAACTACGACGCGTCCGTGAAGGGGCTGAAAAAAGAGGACGCGAAAAGCATCGTCAATCAGATGATTACATCCGCCCTTTTCGCGATGGAGAAGACGAAGAAAAACAACGTCGTCTTCTTGAGCAACGACGAGTTGCTTGCAAGTGCGAAGGAAAAATTCCCGATGTCAAAGACGCTTCATGCTGTCATTCAGTCGAAGGCGGTGGAAGCGTCAACGCCGAACGCGGGCGGATTCTCCGTCCCGCTTGCGTTCTCGTCCGACTACATCGAGCAGTTGTATGCCAATACAATCCTCGATAAGGTCGGCGCGCGGAAAATCCCCATGCCGAACGGCAATCTCGCAATCCCGAAAATGACGGGCTCGGCGGGTGCGTCGTGGGTCGGCGAGACAGCGCGTGCCCCGAAAAATACGCCGACTTTCGGCGAGGTGAATCTTCGTGCAAAGAAGCTCGCAGCCATGACCCTCGTGTCCAACTCGCTTTTGAGATATACGGGCGTCGGTCTCGACTCATGGATATCGTCCGACCTCATGGAGAAGGCGAGAATCAAGCTCGACGAAGCCTTCCTCGACGGTATCGGCTCGGAGTTCACCCCGCGCGGACTGTCTCACACGTCCGGCGTTCAGACTTACACGGGCAATTCGGGCGCGCTTGACGTGTCAACGCCCCTCAAGATGTTCGCGCTTCTCGAGAACGCGAACGTCCCGTTCAACGATGTCAAGTGGCTTTTGAACCCAATCGGCAAGTCATGGCTTGCTTCGCAGAAATTCGCGTCGGGCCCGTTCGCATGGGCAAACGAGATTGCGACGAGGAAACAGCTCAACGGATACGACATTATCACGTCGTCAACCGTCGGATATCACCCCGATGCGTCCACGCCCGCGAACTCCACGGCGGACTTTTGGCTCGGTGACTTCTCGCAGTTCGTTTGGGGCGTTGGATACGACATATCAATCGAGATGTCGCGCGAAGGAACTTACGTCGACGATGCGGGGCAGACTGTTTCGGCGTTCCAGCGCGATTTGACCATCATGCGCCTTATTACGGAGCATGACTTCGCGTGCAGGCATCCGGAAGCGTTCGTCAAGGCGACGTTGACCGAGATGTGACATGGAGGGGGACGGGGTGCGCCTTGTCCCCTTTTTCGGGGCAAAAAACCAAGGAGATTGAAAATGATTCGCAGTAAGTTTCTTCAGCAGATTAAGTATCAGAAAACGGCGGGCACGGCTTTCGCGAAGGGCGGTGCGGGAAGCGCGCTCATAATCGCAATCGGCGGTACATCATCGACCGCAATCAAGCTTCAGCATAGCGACACGGCAAGCGGGACGTTCACGGATTTCCGCGAAATCGTATCGGCAACGGACGCGGGAAGCGACACCGACGTCGGCGTACAGGTGGATATCGAGGGGGCGAAAGAGTACCTCAAGGTAACGGGCGCCACAACGGCGGTCGCCGTTCTCGGAGATTTCGGGGAAGATGCCCCCGATTCGTCCGTGGTTCTTTGACACAACGCCCCGAAAGGGGCATGAGGTGAGAAGATGTATTCGATACTGATTAAGAAGAGCGCGAAGGCGTACGAGTACGCGCTGAACGACGACGGCACGGTATACGCGGGAAATTCCGAGACGACACAGGCAAAAGTGCTTGAGCTTCTCGGGACTTATCCGCGCGGTTCCGTCGTCGTGGTGCATAACGTGACGCTGACGCTTTCGCTCGAGCTTTCGGACGTGACGGAGTGACTGTATGATGTTGTGCGATTTTGACGAGCTGAAGGTGTTTCTCGGAATTTCCGACGATTCTCAAGACGGCATGTTGTCCATACTTGCCCGCCGTTGTTCGGCGATGATTGAGGATTACGTCGGATATTCCTTCGCGCGCCGTACATACCGCGAATCGCACAGCGTCAACAACATGCAGTTGCTACAGCTGAATCACTTCCCGATACAGGGCGTTTCTTTCGCGCGCATTTTCGGGGCTGACGTCGATTTTCGGATTCTCCCCGAATACGCCGAAACGGGCTTGCTGTATCGCGGGAACGGATGGAGCGGGAACGTCTACACGCGCGGGATGAATTATGATGTAGTTTCGGGTGAGTATGACATAGAAGTAGAGTATACGGCGGGATATTACTTGCCGTCGGATGTGGGATATGTGGACGGCGCCCCGAACAGCTTGCCGTATGTGATACAGAGCGCGTGCATGGAAGCCGTGGCGGAATCATACAACGTCCGCATGGCGGGCGCCGAGGGGATAAAGTCGCATTCCGAGGGCGGAATCTCCACGACGTTCGCGGATTCCGATTCGGGCGGTGCGGGATTGTCCGCGCGTGTCCGCGGAATTTTGGAAAGTTTCCGCGCCGTGGGGGTGGCATGATGGTTCGGTTTCACAACGCGCGTTTGTCCGTTGCGGTACAGTCCGTGACCAAGCGCAAGGACGGCGTAAAAGTCAAGGCTTACGACTTCGACAATCCGATTTTTTCGGGGCTTGCCGACATACAGCCGAACACGTTGACGACGGCACAAATCGAGCTTTTCGGGATTTCGGCGAAGAACGCGCTGACAAAAAAGTGCTTTGTCAACAAGCCGTTCCCGCCGTTCCCGATTGACGCGCGGTGCAAGGTGGAGGATTCCGAGGGCGTGAAGGTGTATTCCATCGCCCCCGTCAACATATGGCGTGACCACGCGGAATTCCTTCTCATTCCGATTGAAAACGAGGGTGCGTATGGTAGGGCTTGACAGGATGATTAAGGACATGAAAAAACTTTCCGCCGAAACCCGCGGGAAGGTCGAGGAAGTCTTCACGGCGCACGTGTCCGCGCTTCATGCGGATATCGTGGACAACATGACCAACACGCAGACGAATCCCGATGTCGCATACTTCAAGCACAACAAAAGGATTCTGCACCATCCGTCGCTTCCATACAACGCGCCCGCAGTCGATACGGGTGCGCTTCGCCGTTCCATCTCCAAGAAGGTGGAATCGGACGCCTACAGCGTATCGGCGGAAATCGGCTCGACGCTCAACAATCCGCCGTATCCCGTGTATCTTGAATACGGGACGACGCGCATGGCGCCGCGCCCGTGGCTTGCGCCCGCGGTGAGGGCGAGGGAATCGGAACTCAACGAAAAATTGCGGGGGGTTCTCGATGTATGACGTGAAGGAACGGCTCGCGGGAATCCTCACGGATTTCTCGTGCGTCGATGATGACAGCGTGTTTTCGGCATATCCCGATACCGTGGAAAATTTCCCGTGCATAGTCTTCGAGGAATCCGAGCAGTCGGACGGCGACTACAGGGACAACGGCGCGGGCGGTTGCAACACGTTTGCCGTCGTGCATGTGTTCTCAAAAAAGCTGGAGGATTTTCCGACGGCTTTTGCGATAATGGACGAGGTCTACCAAAAGATGCTTGCGGATGATTGGGTGTGCATAAACAGCCGAGAGGTTGCGGACACACAGCCGGACACGGAACATCGGGTGGCGACTTTCAGACAATTTTTTTTCAAGGAGTAAAAAAATGGCAAAGGTAAACCCAACAATCGGACTTGACCATGTAGTCATAGCCCCGCTCATATCGGACGACGAAAACGGCGTCGTCTACGGTGACGTAATTGAGCTCAAAGGCGCGGTTACGGCAACCGTCAACCCGAACAGCTCGGTAGAGACGGATTTCGGCGACAATGGCGCATTCTTCGTCGTCAACAATCGCGGAATCACCGAGATGACGCTCGAGATGGTGGGCGTAGACCCCGCGATACAGGCGCAGATGCTCGGGCAGAAACGCGTGAACGGAATTACCCGTGAGACGGGAATGGATTCCTCGCCGTACTTCGCCGTCGGTTTCCGCGTGTGGGTTGGCGGAACGGATGACAACGGGAACAAAATCTACAAGCTCGTTTGGTATGCGAAGGGCAAGTTCTCCGTTCCCGAATCGGGCGCGGAGACGAAAAAAGATTCCGTGAACTTTCAGCACCCCACGATGTCGGCGCAGTTTTCGGCGACGCAGTTCATTCCGGCCGGCGAGACGGAGGGCACAATCTGTGTGCATTGCCGTACCGACGCGGACGTTTCGGCGAATACGGTCGCGCATTGGTTCGACGCGCCGATTGTCGCGCTTTCGGCGGACACGGGCGCGGTGACCGTTTCGGCTGCGCTTTCCGACGGGAACATCATCCTCACGGGCGCTAAGGTCGGCGGTGGTTCTTTCGCGTTCGCGTCCGAGACCGTGAAAATCGGCGCGTCAATCGTCCTTGCGGATTCCGCGGGCGCAAGCGTGGCGGGAACGGTCGTCTTGTCCGGAGCTTCCACGGCACCGACAATCACGATAACGCCCGCCGGTACGGTCGCAAAGGTCATCGTCACGAATCAGCTCAAAGACACGAACGGCGTAGGCGTGACGCCCGCGGTTCTTTCTTTGGCATGATTGCCGAGTATAGCTAGATGATTTATAATGCGCTTTGTGCTTTACGGAGCGCATTATTTTTTTTGGAGGATTGCAAATGAAAAAAGAATCGGAAATCGAGAACTTGACACCGCACACGGGGAAACTTTCCATCGGCGGGCGTGAGCGTGAAATCCGCTTCACGTTTTCGTCGTGGAGGGCGATTCAGAACGAGTTCGGGACGATGGCGGAATTCCTCAAGAAGTTTGAGGAAGATTTGCGCACAAAGCCGTTCTCGACGCTCCCTCATATCGTATGGCTCGGGCTGAAAGACCGTGAGGGCGTGACCGAGGGAACCGTCCTCGACGATTACGGGATGGAGTCTTTGCAGATGATTTCCGTGGAAGTTTGCAAGGCGTTGTATGGCGCGCTTCCGCAGACCGACGGCGCGGAAAGTAAAAAAAAATAAGCGCCCGCCCCGAACGTGATTCGTTTCCGTGGGGAATGATTCTTGCGGAAACGATGATGGTTCTCCATCAGCCGGAATCGTGGTTTTGGGATTCCGAGCCGCGCACGGTGCTTTTCCTTTTGGAGCGCGCGCAAGAGTATCGGCGCATAGAGCGCAAGAACAATGCGATATACAACGCGTCGTACGTGTGGGGGCATGATATCGACGACGACGACGACAGCCCCGAACCCGTCGCGGGCGTGGATTACCCCGCCGACGCGGAACTGATTGACAGACTTTTCTGACAAAAAAGGCTTGCGGGAAAAACGCAAGCCTTTTTACGTTGTGAAAATGCGGGCGGTGTGCTAGTTTTGGCATGAGGTATAATCATGGCTGACTATGTTCTTTCCGCCAAGTTTGAGGCGGTTGTCGATTCCTTCGAGAAAAATATAAATTCCGCGATAGGCGAACTCGGAAAGTTCGGAAAAAAGGCGGATGACGTGGCGAAAAGTGTCAACGAGTCCACGAAAGAGTGGGGCGTTGACTTCGAGCAGTTCTACAATAAGGGAAGCTCGATTATTTCCGATTTCGGGCTTGACCTCGACAAGTTCGCGTCGCATTTCGGCCCAAGCGGGCTTGTCGTGGGCGCAATTGTCGGAATCGGGGCGATGATTAACGAGGTCGGCGAGCAGTTCAACAAAGCGCGGGCGGTGCTTGTCAAGGGGACGGGCGCGACGGGGGAAGCCTTCAAGGAGCTTGAGGAGGATGTCCGGCAGTCGCTACGGAACGGCGTCGGCGATGATGTCGCGGTGATAGCGGAAACCATCGCGAACCTCAACACGCGCTTTGCCGTTTCGGGCGAAACCGCGCAAGAGCTGACCGACAAATTCTCGCAGTTCGCGAACGTGACGGGACAAGAGACGGCGGGAAGCGTGAACGCCGTCGCCGATGTCATGGCAAAATGGAACATCGAGCTTGACGACGCGGGCGGGCTTCTTGACCAATTGGCGATGACGGGACAGGCAACGGGCGTCTCGGTGCAAAAACTGACGGGGCTTCTTTCATCCTCGCAGACGACGCTTTCCGCTTTCGGCATGAGCGCGACGGAATCGATGTCCTTTTTGGGGACGTTGGAAAAGAACGGCGTGCAGGCTGAAAGCGCGCTTTCGGGGCTGAAAATCGCCCTCGCGAAGTTCAGCGAGGAGGGCGTGGACGCCCGCGCGGGGCTTGAGGGATTCAAGGAAGCGTTGGCGGGCGCGGGAAGCGAGACGGAACGGCTCAATATCGCGTCGGAATATTTCGGCGGGAAGAACGCGCCCGAAATGGTTAAGATTTTCGGTGAAGCGTCGGCGGGTGCGGATGACTTCGCGCGGGCGTTGGAGACGGCGGGCGGGAACGTCTCGACGATTGACGCCATGAGCAAGACGGCGTCGGACGCGCTCGGAGACCTCAAAAACATGCTTCTCGGAAACCTCGCGGGCATGGGTGGCGGTTTCAATGACATGATTCGTTCCTTGCTACAGGCAGTGCAAGAGGTCGTCTCGCGCATACAGGTATACATATCCCCAATTGCCGATACCGTGGGGGCGGTATTCCGTTTCATCGGCGAATATATCCGAATATTCATCGCGAATATGGGGACGTTGTGGGACAGGCTCGGGGGCGGTTTTTCGTCCTTTGCTACGACCTTGACGCGCATCAAGGATTTTGTCGTGTCCGCGCTTGAAACGGTGGTGCGGAACTTCCAAAATTCGTTCAATTTCATCTTCGCGATTCTTGACGGGAATTGGCGCGTCGCATGGCTTAACGTGCAGGTGTCGTTCCAAGAGGGCGTGCTGATTGTCGAGCGCGGGCTGAATGTCATCGTGTTGCATTTCCGTGACGGATTCCAAAAAATCATCGATATCGTCAACAATGCGATTGTCTTATACAACAGGCTTGCGGACAAAATCGGGACGAAACAGATAAATCCATTGGCGTCGCTTTCGTCCGCGGGATTGTCGGACACAATCGACAAGCAGAAGGCAAAAATCGAAGAACTCTACGCGGAAATTGACCGCTTGACGGGGGCAAGCGCGAAGAAGGTTGTCGGAAACCTCGGAAAGGTGAAGGACACGACGGGAACGTTCATCGCGTCCGTGAAACAGGAATCCGCGACGGCGCTTGAGAGCTTCGAGGACAATACGGCGCAATGGACGACGAAAATCCGCGCGCTCATGATAGAGACGCTCAAATCGCAGATGGACGAGACGACGAGGCGCCTGGAGGGCGAGGGGGCGACGAACGCGGAAATCCTCGAAGCGCGGAAAGGATTTCTCGACCAAATCCGCGCGTTGCAGGCCGAAGCCCTCGACGAGGAGGAACGGCAGGCGGTGGAAGGCGCGAAGGCGCGCGCGAAAAAGTACGTCGATTCGGCGAAGACGGCGAAAAATGCCGTCGACGCGGAAAAGGAGGTCAACAAAAAAGCCGAGTCCGAGATATATGAGATACGGAAATACTACTCGCAGAAACGCAAGGCGCTGATACAGGAAGACACGTACGCGGTGAAGAAGGGCGCGGAGGATGCGCTCGGAGGTTTTGCGGGCGCGATACAGAAACACGCGAAGAGCGCGGAGGAAGTCATCGATGATGTGGCGGGGATGATGACGGATACGCTTTTCACGCTCGCGGAGGACGGGATGAAGAGCGTCGGCGAAGCGCTTGTCACGGGCGCGGACGCGTGGGAGTCGTACGGCGAGACGGCGTTGGGGATGTTGTCCGACGTGTTGGAGTCCATCGGCAAGGAATTGGAAGCGTTGGCGGTGACCCATGCGCTTATGGGCGACTTTGCGGGCGCGGCGCTCGCTACGGCGGGTGCAAGCGCGGCGCTCATAGCGTCGGGCGCGGTTTCGGCGATGGCTGACAAGTACAAGAGCGCGCGGAAAGACGCGGAAAAGACGACAAAGGAGCTTGAAAAGCAGAAAAGCGTCACGGAAAAATGGGCGGACACGATGGGCGGGATAACGACCGACTATCGCACGGCATTGAGCGCGTACAAACAGGGCATGGAAACATTGTCCTATGCGTCAAGACAGAGCATAACGGCGCAGAATCGGTATCTGTCGACGCTTATGATATACAATCAAGCCGTGGCGAAACGGGACAGAGCACAGAGAGCTTATAACCAAGCGAAAAGTTTTGCAGGGCGGACGAGAAGCCGTGACAGGGACAGCGGGACAGACGCTACACGCAAGAGTGTCGGCGAACTGAATCGCGCATGGCAGGACGCGCGAAACGAAGCGGAAAGAGCACGGGGCGAGATGGAAAGCGCGAAGGCTTCGGCGGAAAGGTGGGCGGCCGAAGTACAGGGCGCGCAGAACGCCATAAACAACGCGTTTTCGTCCGCATATGAGCAAATCAGACAGGTGAACGACGAGACGCGCTCGACGGCACAAGCGACGCGGGAATTCTACGGTATAATCCTCGGAAACACGAACGCGTTCAACCTTGCCGTCGAGACGCAGGCAGGCGCGCTTGTCAACGGCTTCTCGGACGCCCTTTCCGCGCTCGACGGTATCGGCGGGGCAATCGCCGAAAGCGTTCTTTCGGGGCTTGAGGGCGGGATGAATCTTGACAATTTCCTTGTGTCGATGAAATCGACGCTGAAATCGATGGTGCTGAAAATCGTCGTGTACGGCGAATCATTCCAATCGACGCTCTCGAACCTCGGCGCGCGTATGGCAAACGCGATGGCAACCCCGCTCGGCATGACAAAAGACGTTCTTTCGGGCTTCAAAAACGAGCTTTCCGCGGTGTACCAGAACGCGAAGAACGCGACCGCGAACCTCGGACAGATTTTTGACGAGGTTTTCGGCGTGGAAGTCGAGGAAGCCGTGACGACCGCGACCGCGTCCCTTTCCGCCTTCGCGCAACAGATTCAGAATCTCAAGACGCAGATTCTCGACCTCGGAGGGGAAATCGGCTCGACGCTTGCCGACGCGCTGACCAACGGGCTGACAAAATCGGACTACATGCAGAACGTCAAAAAATGGATTCGCAATCTTATCGTGCAGATGACTGTGTTCACGGACTCGATGAAAGCTGACGTCGAAAGAATCGGGAAGATGATAGCGCAAGGCGTGGAAAACGGCTTTTCCGAGGATTCCTTGACGACAATCAAAGAACAGCTCGGAGGGATATTCGACCGCGCGGAAAAGAAAATGCAGGGCGTGGATTCGCTTCTCGACAAGGTTTTCGGCAAGGTACAGACAGAGAGCGCGACGACCGACGCGACAAGCGCGCTTCCCTCCATCATACAGTTCAAACAGGGAAACCGCAGCTATTCGGAGGGAACGCAAAGCACATGGAGCGGAAACCCGCAGGGCGCGCCGATTTTTAACGTCACCTTCGAGAATACGACGGACACGAACGTCTATGCGACGATTGAACAGCTGAAACAATACGGGCGCGAGGTTGCGTTGAACGGGATTATCTGATACAGTTTCGGCAAGGTTCAAGCATTGCCCGCCGTAGATTTTGCTTTATGCGCACGGCGGGCGTTTTTTTGCCCCGAAAGATTCAGTTTCCGTTCATACGTTGGTAGAAGTCGCAGAACTCACGGCACGGGCAATATCCCGCGCACTTGACGCTTTCGCCCTTGCGTTCCTCGGCGACAAATTCCTTTCCGAGACTTTCCGCCAAATTTTCGGCTTCATCGCGCCCCGAAAGAATCCGCGTCGCACGCTTGTTTCCCTTCTTTTTCACGGCGAATCCCGCGCCCCTCTCCCATCTTTCGGACGGCGTGCAGGGGGGGATTTCTTCGTCCGGAAGTTTCAACGCCTTCTCAATCCCGCCGATTTTCTCGCTGATGAACGCGCCGATTTTCTCAAGTTCCGATTCGGTGACGGGGAAGGCGTAGACGTACACGGGCGCGGGCGGGTAGTCCTTTTCCGTGCGCGCCTTCGTCCTTGAGTAGTCTTTAAGCAGCGCGACGAAACGGCATTCATTCACGGTTAGCCCGTTCGCGCGCATGAGATACGCGTAAATCAATCCCTGTCTTTTCCAATCATCAAAATCCTTCATGATGATTTTCCACGTGGAAGCCGTCTTCCAATCCCACACAACCCCCGCGTCCATGTCGTAAGAGTCGCATTTTCCCGTCACGGTGAACGCGCCTATTCTTGTCTCGAACGATTCCTCGACAAAATCATCCGCGCCCGCGTTCGCCTCCATGATGGCATGTACCGCCGTCCCGAAAACCGCGAAAAGCGATTCCGACGCGTCGATTTCCAATTCGTCAAAGTGGCGAAGCGTCAAGACGATTTCCTTGACGCCCTTCAAAAGCGTCGTCGCGCTGAAATGGTTCGGTTTGTTGTGCCTTTCCCTTGATACCGCGCGAACGAACGCGCTGGGCAGATTCAATTTGTTCGTAACTTTCATTTGCTCGCCCTCAAAAACGCCCTCGGATTTCTCCGAGGGCTTCGCCGTCAATCTTCTTCCGTGTAGATGATTCCCTTCGAGTGTCCTACGACGTAGGTATCAAGCTCGGGGCTGTAGGCGACCGCGCTGAACTCGCGCCATTCGGTGGCTTCCCACGGCAAGTCGTCGTCGTCAAGCTCGACCACGTGCCCGTTGCGGTTCATGTCAATCCGGCAGAACCCGTCCCCGTACTTGCATTCGCCGTAGATTTCTACGTCCCCGATTTTCGTCTCGACCTTCGCGTTTGCGGGGAACGCCTTGTCCGTTTCCTTCCACACGTAGCCGTCGTCCGACTCGTAGACCTTCCTGTAGCAGTCCGCGCGGAACACATGCTCTTCGGGAATCCATGCGACATTTTTGACCTTTCCGTCAAACCCGCGTGACCTCTCATCGATACATGAAACAAAGTGCATATTCATCTTAAAACCTCCAAGATTCGGGCGTCTTGCCCGTTGATGGTTATATATTACTATTGACTAAAATTTCTGTCAATAGTTTTTTTGGAAAAGTTTTATCTTTTTCAACTACAACCCCGTAACAAGCAACGCCGTCGCGGGAATGTTCGGAATTAGACAGATTCCGATTACGCTAGGCTCAAAATTTAGCGGGCAAATTTATTGCTTTCAGCTAAATGATATTGTTTTTTTTAACGCGCTAAATATTTCAGCGAATCAACAACTCAATAAGTTTGACATTATCGCATATAATTTTCCTATTTCTTTTATAGACTATTATTTTCATGTCTACGACTATTCAAGAGTTATCCTTATACAAATAAAGGGCTACAATCTGGTTGTTGACTTAGGATTTGAATATTTCGGGCAAGGACGATATTTTTCGGGAATGTATATCAGCTGACCGCGGGATAAGCCAACACGACGAAACAAAAATGGCCCGTATAACATTCCGTGTATAAATTGCCGTTAACCTCCACGATAAGATTGCACTGCGAACTACCATTGACGTCTATGCTTTTGCAACATTGTCGAGTTATGGGGCGATAGCCTTGAGGGAGTGTTGTAATACAATGCGTTTCGCTCGCAACATTTTGGAGGCTCACTGCCAGATATACAATGCTATTAATTTTTATTACAAAATTGTCGCTAAAAGGCTGAGCATTAGATATAGTCAACGGAATAAAATGGCTTCTATCGTTCAAGAAAGAAGCATTATTATATTGTGTCAGACTTCCCGCGACGGCGTTGCTTGTTACGGGGTTGTAGTTTCCCGCTTGCACCGTATCCACGACCGTGGGGATTCTTCCCGCGACGGTTTCCGCATATGAGCGCACGGCGGACGCTTCGTCCACAAGAACCGCGCCCGCGTCCGTGACCTCCGCGCGATAACAGAATCCCGCGCGCACGGCAAGCGTCTTTTCCGTGGAATCCGCCGTCGTGCACAGCTTGAGCGTTCCCGCCGTTCGGGGCAAAAGATTGTACCCTTTGCGCCCCGTCTTGCTCGACGCGTCAAAATACAGGATGAGCTTTCCCGTCCCGTTGACGTCTATCGTGTCATACTTGACCTCGTTTTTGTTCTGCGTCCATGTCCCGCCCGTGAATGTCGCCGTCACCGTGGACGTTATCGAGTTGGACGGGACTTGCTCGGAGAGGTTCTTGACGTTGTTCGCCACGGCGGAAAGTTGGTTCCCGATTGTCATCTGCTGATGCCCGAAATCCGCCTTAATCGTGTACTTCCCGCGCTGATACGATTCCGTGTAGCCCGTTATCTGTTGCCGTGACTTGTGCCCGCGGAATTCCACCGTGAGGATGTCCGCGACAATGTAATCGTCCCCGAAAACGTACGGAGACTTGAAAAGCATCTGACCGCTCATCTTCTCGGTCTGCTCATACTGCGAGAGCACCATATCGGCGCGGTTGCGGTATTCCTGCGTCGTCGTAAGGCTCGACTCGTTCGCGAAGCTCTCGAAGCGCATAAGCCCCCGCGCGTCGTTCTCCTCGCCCTCGAAGACGTCCCGCGCGCCGTTGTTCCCCTTCCCGCCGATATATACCGCATTGCTGAAAGAGTCCGACGAATCCGACCACTCACCGCTTGCAATTGACCCGAACGCGGCCGATATGAAGACTTCCCCGCTCTTGTCCTCGCCCGTATACACTTTGAGCGAGAGAAGCCCCTCGGAAAGCTCGACGCACCACCCGATACCGCCTTGAAGGGCGATTTTCTGGCATACGTCGAGCAGGTTCGTGAAGGACTCCGAGACGGTGACGGGTTCGCCCCTCGACTGCGAGGCGGGTATCGAGACGGGAAGACGGCGCTTTTCCTGCGCAAGCGACCCGCACTCGGATTCGATAAGGGACAGCAAGACCGTTTCCGCGTTCCCGCTCATCTCCCACTTGCCGTCCGAATTGAGGTTCCGGATGATTCTCTGCTTGAACAGGATCCGCAAGTCGTACCCCGTGACCGCGACGACGACGCGCCCGTCCTGCGAAAGCGTCTCTTTCCGCGTCGTGATTATCCCCGTCGCTTTCCCGCCGATTCTCACGACACGCCCGCGGGAAAGCAGATTCGCGTTCGGTACGTCGTCCCGCGTCTGCAACGAGAATTGCCCCACGTTGAAAGCGCTCCACTCATAGGACACGCTTTCCGCGGAATCGAACACCCCCACGCTCAAAAACTTTCCCGAATTCCCGTCGTAGTCATATACGATGACGTTCCCGTTCTCAATCATTTTTCAAACTCCTACAAACAACTCGTCCCATTCTATCACAATCCGAATCGGCAGCGCGTTCGCTTTCTGTGTGAAAATCTTGTTCTCGCCGATTGCAAGCGCGAAGCTCATATCGGTGTCGTCGGTAATCTTCGATATGGCGTTCGTCGGTTTCGGGGCGGGGATAATCACGAATGTATTGTCACCGACGGCAAGGAAGCCGTTCAACGTCTTCCCCCACAACACGGAATAGAGCGGTTGCTCAAGCTCCAACGCCGTCCACGTCACGCCGTCCGCCGATACCGCCGAAACGCCGTCGCCGACCGCGACGAACCGCATGAGTTCCGGACTCCATGCCACCGCGCCGTAACCGCCCGCGGGGATTGAGCGCGAAATCCACGTCACGCCGTCGCTTGAAGTCGCGCACACGGAATCGCCCACGGCAACGATAAGATTCTGTTCGGGGCTGTATGCGACGGCGCTGAATATTTCTTCGGGCATGGTATGAGGGACGAACGCCACGCCGTCGGATGAAGTCGCGCACTTGCCGTTCCCCACGGCGACGAAGAGACCGAGACGGGCGCACCACGTGACCGCACGCATGGACGAGTCGAAACCGCGCAATGTCCATGTGATTCCGTCGGGGCTTGTGCCGAGCTTCTCGCCCACGGCGACGAAGCGTTTCAGTTCGGGGCTGTATGCGATGGAGCGCAATCCGCTTCGGGACGGGATTGAGCGCGCCGAATGGAGGGACGCTCGGAGACTTTGCGCGGGCGTTGCGGGCGTGACTATTACGTTCGGGGCGTTCCCCTCCATCAAATCCGCGATTGACACGCGCGTTATCGCGTAGTCGGACGTGAAGAGGATGTAGTCCCCGCACCGCGCGCATCTGTGGTACATGTCCGCGGGAAGATATGTCGTTTTCCGCGCGTCCCAATCCATGCCGAAAACGAACCCGTCGGGGATGTACTCGACGCGCCCGCCCTCGTAGAGCACGACGCCGAACCCGTCACCCGAGACAAAATCGACGGCTGTCGCGAACACGCCCGGGGCGATGTCCCGCGAAACGTATGACGGGGCGTCAAGCCGGAAGAAACCGCTGTCGACAAGATAGATTCCGTCATGCGCCGCGCCGATACACTTCATATAGGAGATTTCATCTTGTTGATATAGATGGTAATTTCCATAGACAGATACAATGTAGAAGTTTTTGTCGATAAAATTAAAAAAGACTGCGTTTTCGTCGTCAATGGTTTCGAAAATAGTCAGCAAGTCATCCACGGAATTGTAGTAATATACTATGTGTGTTGACGCATAGTAATTCTGATAGATTGCCACGAAATATTTGTCGGAGACTATCTGTGTGGCACCCCATGTCCCGCCTTCCTTCTTCCACATATACGCCTTCCCCGCGGAAATGTACCCGTAGAACGAGATTTTCGCGTTGGCGGGTGCGGGCAAAGTCTGCATACCGTCCGAATCCACAATGTAGAAATTGTCGCCGTCGCTTCCTACGACACGTTCATCCCCGATGTCGATTTTCGTCGGCTTTATCGCGTAGTCTGTCTGCGTGCCATTCTTTACCACGTGCAATCCCGTGTCATTTAAGACGACATAATAGTTTGGCGAAACTACTTTTATTGTATTGATTTGCGAGAACGGAAGATGCCCGTATTTCGTGACGGCATGAGTCTCTTGTGACAGCTCGTACATGTCGCCGTCGTTCGCGAAAAGGATAATCCGTGGCTCATTCCACCACGCCATACCGACACAGTCGAAAGGCAGATTAAGCCGTAACAGGTCAAAAATCCTATAATCTGTAGGCATGTAGAAGACGTTGCCCAACGAATACAGGAACTCGCCTACTTTCTGGCCGCCCATAACTGGGAACGGGAATTCGTACGGGATGCCGGTCGGCTCATCCGCACAACGGATGATGTTGTTGACCAAGAAATAATACCTCCCATTATTGTAATAAACATCCCGAAACGACATTGAGGTTCTTCTCCATCCGAGGGAATCCGAGAAATCGCGGAAATAACCGCTCGCGAAAAAAATCCCGTTGGCGTACGAAGCAGAATAAGGGGATTCTCCTATATGGCTTTCCGTCCACGTTTTCCCGTCTTCGGATGTCCATATAAACCTCATACTACCGACGAACCGCTCCGAATCATGCGCGATGGCGAAAAAATATCCGCGTAGATTTGTCTCATGCCATGTTTTCCCGCCGTCCTCGGAATATAACGTTTTGCCTGCGCCTCCACCCTCTGCTCCTGCGACCACGGTATTTCCGCGCACGTCAATCGCATTATAGTGGGACGCTTCCGCCGTCCCGCCCGCCGTCCATGTGATACCGTCGGGGCTTGATACAGTACCCATATCGCCATTCACCGCGACGAAGCGCGAGCCGTTCCACGCCACCGCATTGTACGTTCCTACGGGGATGGTGCGCGCCGTCCATGACACGCCGTCGGATGATGTCGCCGAAACAGAGCTTCCCACCGCGACGAAGCGTCTCAGTTCGGGGCTGTATGCGACCGCGTTGAACACGCCCGAAACGCCCGATTCCGCGTTCCACACCACGCCGTCGCTTGAAGTCGCGCACACGGAATCGCCGACCGCGAAAAGCATTCCCGTTTCGATGATGTACCGCACGGAACGGTAATCGCCCGCGGGGATTGAGCGCGCCGTCCATGACATGCCGTCGCTTGATACCGCCGAAACGGAGTTTCCCACGGCGACAAAAAGAACCTGCGCTTCGTTCCACGCCACGGCGTTGTAATCGCCCGTAGGGATGGTGCGCGCCGTCCATGTGATTCCGTCGGAACTTGTCGCACAAACGGAGCTTCCCACGGCGACAAAGACGGAGCCGTTCCACGCCACGGCGTTGTAATCGCCCGTAGGGATGGTGCGCGCCGTCCATGTGATTCCGTCGGAACTTGTCGCGCATTTCCTGTTCCCCACCGCGACGAAAAGCGAGCCGTTCCACGCAAGGGCGTTGTAATCGCCCGTCGGAATCGTCCTTGCCGTCCATGTCACGCCGTCCGCCGAAGTCGCGCAAACGCCGTTGCCTATAGCGACGAAAAGCGAGCCGTTCCACGCAAGGGCGTTGTATATCCCCGAAGGGATGGTGCGCGCCGTCCACGTCACGCCGTCGGATGAAGTTGCCGAAACAGAGCTTCCCACGGCGACAAAGCGCGAGCCGTTCCATGCAAGGGCGTTGTACGTTCCCGCGGTAATTGCCCTTGCCGTCCACGTCACGCCGTCGGATGATGTCGCGCATTTCCCGTCACCGACGACGGCATACAGGTTGAGTTCGGGGCTGTATGCGATGTCCCGCCCGTTTCCCGTGCCCTCTACGTTCGCGTCCCCGAGGGGCTTGAGAAGCACGGTTTTGTTTCCCGCTGTCGTGTCAATCTCAATCCCCGAATACGTTCCGTTTATGCCGATTTTTTGCCCCGTCGTCTCGTTGATAATCCGCGGGTTCTCCGATTCGGACAGTATGGATATTTTCACGGGCGACGATACTTCCCCGTCGTTTGACAGCACCGTCGAACCGCTGCCGATTACCGCGGTTTTGTGCGCGCCGACCCAAAAAGGACTGTGACAGACAAAGGAAGCCGTGAACTTGTACGACCCCGTGTCATTGGCGTTCTTGTTCGGGAAGACGGGCGGATTCGGGACGGCTTTGATGGAGCGCGTCAAGGCGTTGTTCGTGTAGGTAATCACGCCCGCGCCGATTTTCGGATTGAGGATCCTGATTGCCTTGTCGCGAAGCTCGTACCGCTTCTTCAAGTCGCCGTCGTCATACAGCGCGACGGAAAGCGTTATCGTCCGCGCCCCGAAATACCCGCCGAGGGCGATGTCACCGTCCGCGAACGGCGTCTGTTGCGTCTGCTCGGTGTAAGGGGCGGACGAGATTCCGTCGTAGCTCAAGACAAAAAAAGGCTTCGCCGTCAAGTCCAGAGTCTCCCCGTTCGCGTTCGTAAAAATAAGCCGTTGCATGTTTCCTCCGAATCGCTTTATAGTATATCATTTTTCTTGAATCAGAAAGGGGGGAACATGGAACGTGCGAAACTCGTAATCCCGAAAATCCCGAAAGAGCTTTTTTTGAGCTTTTCGGACGAGCAACAGAAAGAATATCTCAGACTATACCGAGAGCAAGTCGCCCCGAAATTCGAGGAATGGAGGAATCCCGCCCCCGTGAAAATCGCATACGGCGGGCGCGGCGCGGGCGCGAAGTCCGAAAGCACGGCGTCGCTTCTCGTGCAGTTCGCGGAACATCCGTCGTATTTCGGCGACAAAATCAAAGTAATATGCCTTCGTTCCGTGCAAAAGTCCATCAAGGACTCGTCGTATTCTCTTCTTTGCCGAAAAATCGAGGAACTCGGATACACCGACTTTGATGTAACGAACAATTACATCCGCAACACGACGAACGGCTCATATTTCATCTTCAACGGACTGAACGACTTTTCCGCGTCACAGCTGAAATCGCTCGACGCGTACACAATCGCATTCGTCGAGGAAGCCGACGGCGTATCGCTCGACGTGTGGAACACGTTGGAAGCGACAATCCGAAAGGAATGGTATCACGACGGGAAGAAGCTACAGGCGGAAATTTGGGCGGTATACAACCCGAACACGAACAATGACCCGATAACGCAGAAATTCGTCAAGAACCCGAAACCCGATTGGCTGATAACGAAATGTGAGGGCTTGACCGTCGACAATCCGTGGTTCCCCGACAACCTCGTCGAGAAGTACGAGCAGATGCGCGCCGTGGACGAGGACGAGGCGAATCACGTCTATTTGGGCTACCCGCGGAACGGAACGGAGCAAACGGCATGGAAATACTCGGACTTGGAAGGCGCGCGGGACAGAACCATCCCCCCGGATATGGAGGGCGGCGCGGTGGAAATCGGCGTCGACGTTGCGAGGTTCGGCAAGGACAAGAGCGTCGTCTACAAGCGCAAGGGGCTTCGCGTC